ATACATGCCCCATGTTGTAAATGAGGCGGCCGCCACAGAGGGCGACGGAGAATAATGATCGGAGGGCGGAATGAAAGAATATGATCTGCATGATCTTGTGTATGATGTAAGAGAAGACTTCCAGATCCCGCCCTACGTCAATGACAGCACCATTTACCGGGCTCTAAGTGATTCTGCCGCCTGGGCTGATGGCCTTGTGGAACCGGATTTAGATCTGGAGACAGATAAAACCGCGTTGGAACTGGTCAAGAACAGGTCATATTACGCACTCAACCACATCCTGGATGAGTTTGAGCCGGCGTATGGCAGCTCTATCAGGGCCTGGCAGCTGGGCATGGAGGTGTCAGAGGATGAGACGGACGAGGATCCTTGAAGATAAAAGGCCGCCTCAGTACACGGACGGCTATATCGAGGTCTATGACATCATGGACAATGCCCAGGGAGATTTCCCGGAGCGATCGATCAAAAAGCGCAGCACTGGCCAGGTGTGGTTCCGCCAGATGGCGGTATTCGACAGGACCCGGATCACGTTTGAGCAGAGTGATATGGAAGTGACGAGGAAGATCCGACTGCCTTTGTGGTGGGAAGATATATCTTCTAACTGCGTGGTAAAAGTGAACGGCGGCAGCGGTCAGGAGAAGGTCTACAATGCCGCTTTCGTGACGAGCAAAGCGGGATTACGGGAGACGGAGCTGACGCTGATCAGTCCGGAAATGCCTTATGAGGAGGTGAAAGAGTGATCACAAAAAATGAATTATCCGAGATCCTCCATGGCGTATTCGGAACATCTGTGGGAGAGGGGGAAGACTTTCTGGACAAAGCGGGAGTCTTCCCAAAATGTGCCTATTTTGAGATCTCATGGAATGACGAGATGGCTTCGGGCGACAGCTATGAGGAGCTTGTGACATATCAGATATCAGTAGAGTACAGAAAGCCCAGAGACCCGGCCCTCCTGGCCCTTAAGAAGGCTCTGAATGAGCGCTCACTGCACCCGGATTTCTACCATGAGAAGGTGAGCCCGTCGAAAGGGCCGAGCCACTTCCATTCGTACTGCAGTATCACCTGCAAGGAGGTGCTGACGGATGGGATTTCTGATTGATGACGCTGGGCTTGATGAGCTGAGCGCCTATTTTAAAAGTGTCTCCGGCCTGGCCGACAGGCCGGACGAGCTCCTGGAGCCGACAGCGGAAGCTTTCGTCAGAGACCTGAGGGCACTCCCCAGGCCGCGGTCCCGGATCAATTCACCCGGAAGGTCCCATCTGGTGGACAGTTTCACGTATAAGCCGGAAGGGCAGGGAGTTGTCATTGGATGGGGCGTCCCTTATGGCCCATATGTAGAGCATGGCCAGCATCCTCATGGCGGGATGCGGGCCCAGCCGCATTTCAAACGGACATGGAATGCCAATGAGCGCAGATATGTCCAGTTACTGCAAACAAAATTGTTCAGATAAGGAGAATAATCATGAGCATTACTCAGAGCAAGCCTCCTGTAAAGCTTACAGTAGGCTCTCAGTACATCACCTTCAATGCAATGAACGGCGGTGAATGGACACCGAATTTTGACGAGGATGTCACAAAATTCCCCACCGTAGTCAATGTTGAGGCGGCAGAGAACAACGATTCCTATGAGGACTACGCGTCCGGTCAGATCTATGATGCGGATACAGTGACCCAGTACATCGACCTCACCACAGAGCAGATCGCGCTTGATTCCCAGACAATCGCAAAAATGAAGGGATACAACACCAGCGGCGGCGCCTTCCTGGGCGGCGGCAAGCGGACAAGGCCGTTCTTTGCATATGGCATTCCGGTCATCAAGAAAGACGGAACCAAGGAGCTGCGCTGGTATCCCAAGTGCAAACTGGTTGAAAATACTGACAGAACGGAGACCTCCGAGACTTCTCACAAGACCCAGACGGACACCCTGACCATCAGGGCATATCCTTTCAATGATGATCAGGATATCGTGGCCGGCGTTGACACAGGCGACTCCACTTATGCAAGGATCACAGAAGAGCTGTTCTTCGCAGCTCCTGTAATGACCCTGGCAGAGATTGCAGCTCTCATTCCTTCCGGGACCGGGACCGGGACAGGGACAGGGACCTGATCGCGTAAGTGAATAAACAGAACGCGGGAGCGGCTTCGGCGGCTCCCGTTTTTGAGTTAAAACCGCTGAAGACAGCGGATGTATTCATCATGGCCAGACTGGTCGGCAAGCTTGGAGTCGGCACCTTCCTGTCGAGCCTTGACAAAGAAACGATTGAAAAGATCACAAAAATGAAGGACGCTCCGGAGCTGATGAAAGACATAAGCACGGCAGCGGCTTCAGTGAAAATCATTAACATCATCCTGGCCAATTCGGACAAAGTCATGCCGGAGCTCATGGAGCTTCTGGGGCATGCAACAGGGATGAGTGAGACGGAGATCATGGACCTGCCGGCAGCGGACTTCGTAGATCTCCTGGATGCGTTTTTCTCCAGGGCGGACACCTGGGATTTTTTTACGCGGGTGTCGCAGCTGATCAATATGGACTAATAAAGCTGACGGATATGCTTTACCGCCGCTATGCTGACCCGATCGGGGCCATGAAAGCGGCCGGTAAGGTCTATCCGTTTTTTCTGTATCTGATAGGCTGTGACGCAGAAGAAAAGGCCAAACAGGATGAGCGCCGAGAATGGGAGCTCTTCCTGCATAGTAACACTGGGAATCTCAATTATAGGGAATGGAGGGAGCGCTTAAATGGATGACCTGAAACGGGTAGGCTTGAAGCTGACGGCGGAAGGGGCTGTAGATTTTAAGCAGACACTGGCCGCCTGTTCTGACGAAATGCGCCGCCTCCAGGCGGAGCTGAAAGCTTCCCAGGGCGCCTACGACAAAAACACCACGGCGGCAAAGAAGCTGCAGGACAGACAGAAATACCTGCAGGGAGCCACCGAAGCATATTCGGACAAAGTCGCGATCCTCAAACGGGAACTGGAAGAGCTGAAGAGTGCAGAGAACCGTGATGAGGATGCGATCAAGAAGAAAGAGAAGCAGCTGCAGAGTGCGCAGCGGTCTCTGAACAAATACCAGAATCAGCTGGCGGACTGCGAAGCCCAGCTGAAAAGACATAATGTGGCCCTGGAAGAAATGGCCCAAAAGCTGAAGACAGCAGGGGACGCCATGGACAAGGTCGGCGGGGTGCTGACCAAAGGCGTGACAGCGCCTCTCGTTGGAGCCGGAGCGGCAGCGGTCGGGATGGCTGTGAAATTCGAGGATTCCATGGCGAAGGTGTCCACGATAGCTGACACGACAGAAGTACCGATGGACCAGTTGGAGCAGCAGATCAAGGACCTGTCCAATCAGACCGGGATAAGTGCTTCAGAGATAGCAGAAAACGTTTATTCTGCCATTTCTGCGGGCAGAAGCACAGGAGAGGCAGTTTCATTCGTTGCGGATGCCGCAAAGCTGGCCAAGGCCGGATTTACGGATTCTGCGGCCTCTCTGGATGTGCTGACCACTATCCTGAATGCCTATGGAAAGTCGGCTGAAGAAACGGCAAATGTATCCGACATTCTGATCAACACACAGAACCTGGGCAAAACGACGGTGGCAGAACTGGCCAGCTCCATGGGCTCCGTCATCCCTACGGCTTCGGCCTTCGGGGTGAGCCTGGAGCAGCTGGCCAGCGCATACGTCGTGATGACCAAAAACGGTATCAGCACCGCCGAGGCCACGACCTACATCAACGGTATGTTCAACGAGCTTGGCAAGGCCGGCACAACGGCCAGTGACCTGCTCAAAGAAAAGACCGGCAAGTCCTTCGCGGAGCTGATGGAGTCCGGCAAGTCTCTCGCGGACGTTCTGGCCATCGTAAAGGACCAGGCAGACGAAGACGGTCTCAGCATGGCGGACATGTTCGGGAATATCCGGGCGGGCAAGGCGGCATTGACACTGACAAATGACGGCGGAGTCGAATTTACGAAGACTCTTCAGACCATGGGCAATGTCGCCGGCGCAACTGACGAGGCATTTCAGAAGGTATCCGGGACCACATCAACCAAATTTGCCAAAGCACTGAACCGGATGAAAACTTCCGGCATAGAACTGGGAGATTCCATCCTGGACACGGCCATGCCTGCGATAGACAGCATGGCCGGAACGATTGAGAACGTCACGGAAGCATTCAATGGACTTTCGGACGAAGAGAAAGAGCAGGTCGTTAAGATAGGAGCGATCATAGCGGCAGCGGGGCCGGTCCTGAGCCTCACAGGCAAGGCCACCAAGGGCATAAGCTCCCTGGTGGGCGGGATCGCCTCACTGACCGTAAAGCTGGGACTGACAGCGTCTGCATCCTCAGCAAGTGCGGCGGCTTCGACAGCTGACGCGGCGGCAAAGGGAGCACAGGCGGCAGCCACAGAAGGGGCCACAGCGGCCCAAATGGGCCTGAATGCGGCTTTTCTCGCCTCCCCTGCAGGTCAGCTGGCGGCTGTAATCGGATTGCTTGCAGCGGGCGCTATCGCGTTCACAGCGGCCGCAAATCAGTCTTCTGAAGAGACAAAAGCTTACAATGGGCGCATGAAGGAACTGAAAGATTCCATAGAGGGTGTCCAGGCGGCGAATGATAGTCTCC